CGTTAGCCTAATGACTGTTTACCGCGCTAATTACGGTGATGCTTTATATGGTCAGGATACTTACGGTTTATCTGGCTCTGTAATTGACGCAGCAGCAAGTATTACACCAATTTGCTCTGTTACAGCAATAGCGGTTAAAGTATTTCAAGGCGCATCTACGGCAACTACAGCGTGTTCTGTCACAGCTTCTTTGCAACAGGTCAAATCAGGCGCTTCTACTGTAGCCTGTACGTCAAGTGTAACTGCAAATTCTGATACAATTATTGGTGGTGCTTCTGCCACAACTTGTACATCTGCCACAACTTCATCAGCAATTAAGGTAAGAACGGCTGCTGCTAATGTTGTATGTCAGGGCGTTGTTGTAACGGTTGCGGTAGAATATCCAGAAGTACCAGGTTTCAGACCAGGTTACGGCAAAAACACATATGGCTCATATATTTATGGTATTAACCACAGTGTAGAAGAGGGCGCTGCTGCAATTAACCTTGCTTGTAACGTCACAAGTGCTGGTATTCGCATTGCAGATGCAGCGTCAAATATCACCTTAACATCTACTATGACAGGTAACGGTGTCATAGATGTTGTGGGTCAGGCAAATATTGCACTATCATCTAGCGTAAATATAGAGTATAATCGCGTCAGATTAATGGCTGCTAGTTTAAATGTAGCTGCAACAGTAACGATTAAATCAAGGTATAAATGGTTAGATGCGCCAAATCCAAGTACAACGTGGACTGATGTATCAAACCCAAGTACGACTTGGACAGAAGCAGATTATTTAGAAAGGGCCGCATAAATGCCAGCATCAACAACTAATTATTCTTGGAACTTACCTACCGTTGGCGGTGATGAAGATGCCTGGGGTGGTTTTTTAAATACAAATTGGACGAATTTGGACACGCTTTTAGGGGGTGTAACAAATACTGAGTTTGAAATTTTAGATGGCGCAACGGTTACAACCGCAGAACTAAATATACTTGATGGGGTAACTGCAACTGCTGCTGAGTTAAATATTTTAGATGGTGTTACAGCTACAACCGCAGAGCTTAATTTTGTTGACGGAGTTACGTCTAACATTCAAACGCAGCTGAATAGTGCTGCATCAACTGGTAAGGCCATAGCTATGGCTATTGTTTTTGGGTAAAGGAGGCTAAGATATGGCTGCACCAAATATAGTAAATGTTGCAACAATTACAGCAAAGACCGCTACGGTTGCGCTTAGTTCAACATCACAGACCACACTCGTAAGCAATGCTGCTTCTAGTGACAAAGTATTTAAAATTAACATGATCCAAGTTGCCAACGTAGATGGCACTAACGCTTGTGACGTAACGGTAGACTTCCACAGCGCGGCGTCAGGTGGTGGCACAGCATTTTCTCTTGTGTCTACTGTCTCAGTCCCTGCTGATGCTTCTTTAGTGGTGGTTGATAAAAACACTGCACTTTACTTAGAAGAAGATAAAAGCATTTCAGCAACTGCTGGAACAGCAAGCGATTTAGAAGTGATCGTTAGCTATGAGGAAATATCTGACTAGGAGTTCGTCACATGGCGAAAGGTAGAGGCGGCTTTATAGGTCAAGATGGGCTAAATGCACCAGACAGCCCTACGGCGGTTAGTGCTACAGCAGGTGATGCACAGGCAACCGTTGCATTTACATCGCCGACTGACGTTGGTGGATCTGCTATTACTGGTTACAGAGTGCAAGACGGTACTAATGTGCATGGTGCATCAGGTTCAAGCTCACCCATTTCGGTTACTGGTTTAACCAACGGTACAAGTTACACGTTTAACGTCTGGGCGATCAATGCGTTTGGTTATTCTGCGCCTAGTGATGCGAGTGGAAGTGTTAGTCCCGCAGCATCTGTTATGCAAATATTTGGTGGACGAAACTCAAGCAATACCATGATTAACAGCCTTCAAAGGATAACTATGTCTACCACAGGTAACTCAGTGGACACATGTGATTTAACAAGTGCAACTGGGTTTGGCTGTGTGGGTGGAGCATCTGCTACTAGAGGGGTTCAAGCGCATGGCCTAAATGGGAGTTTCCAGAGAACTAATGTCGTTGATTATACTACTTTCGCTACTACTGCAAACGCGGTGGATTTTGGAGATTTGACAAATAGTCGTGGTTACTTAACTGGACTTTCTAGTGCTACGCGCTTTCTTGTAGTGGGTGGTGGTACAAGTGACTTTGATTCAAATTTAAATTATATTGATTATTTTACTATATCTAGCACTGGAAATGGAACTGACTTCGGGGATACCAACGCTAAAAGTGCATACGGAACTGGCGGCGCTTCACCTACAAGGGGCATTTACGCAAACGGCTTGAGCAGCATTAGTAGCGGGACAAGAACCAATGTTGTAGAGTATGTCACCTTAGCATCTACGGGCAACGGGACTGACTTTGGTAACTTGCAGGCCGCCACTTCCGCAGGTGGTGGCGCATCTAACGATGTAAAGTTTTTAGTTCTTCCTTCAGACGGTAGCAATAATTTCACAGTAGATCAATTTACTATTGCTTCTACTGGAAACGGGACTGACTTTGGAGATATGGTTACTACAAGAGAATACTCTACGGCGGGGGCTAGTTCTACTCGCGTGGTTTTTGCGGGTGGTGAAAACACTTCTTCGCAGGTTGTAAATGTAATGCAGTATTTTACTATTGCATCTTCTGGAAACTCTGTAGACTTTGGGGATTTGAGCGTTCCTGTCAAGGCTTCTGGGTCTAATACAAACGCCCACGGAGGACTTTCATAATGCCAAATTATCAAGGTGTATGGTCGCTCTCAACACAGTATCAGTATGCTGCAGATTGGAGTGCAGACAATATTAGCCCTGCAACACTAGCAGCAGGGGGTGGTGGTGGACGTGCAGTTTTTAGTATTGGTGTCACAAGTTCAGTCGTTAATACTATGGAGTTTACCACTATACTTACAGGGTCAACATTTACAGACTTTGGTGATGCAACTGTTACATCACAAGGTAGAAACTCGTTATCTTCTGACACTAGAGGTGTAACTGGCGGAGGAACAAATAGTGCTACTAATGTGATGGACTACGTTACTCTTGCGAGTGCAGGAAACTCAACAGATTTTGGAGATCTTACAAGAAACAAACATAATACTATGGCTGCTGCAAGTGTTACTAGAGGTATATTTGCAGGTGGTGCAGCATCAAACTCTGATGAAATAGACTATATAACTATAGCATCTACAGGTAACGCTTCTGATTTTGGTGACTTTTCTATTAGCTATAGGGGAAGTGGAGGTAGCTGTCAAAGCACAACAAGAGCCTTGTTTGCAGGTGGAGGTCCAAGTAGTGAAGGTGGTCCTGACTCTATAGATTATGTCACTATAGCTTCAACAGGTAACACATCTGACTTTGGTGATTTAACAGATGGAAGGCATACAGGGGTAGGCGGTGGAAGCAGTAATACAAGAGGTATTTTTTACGGTGGTAATGACCCAGAAGATGATGGATCAAATATAATTGATTATGTAACTATAGCCTCCACTGGTAACGCTACGGATTTTGGAGATCTTTTAGCTAATAAAGGCTATTTAGGATGTGGAGCTAGTAATAAAACTGCTGTTCTTAATTTAGGTGGATATGTAAGTGCAAATGTTGCAAGTGCAGATTTAATATTTTTAGCAAGTACAGGCAATGCTGTAGACTTTGGAGCAATATCTACTGGTGGAGCTTCAAGAAATAGTTCAGGCATGTGTGGATCACATGGAGGTATAGCATAATGACCAGTAAGCGTTATCTAGGAAACATTATAACTGATACTCCTACCGCTCCTTCTGGGCCTTTTGAAAATAGCGCAGCAAGTGGAGTGTGGTCACTTGCGGAAGCTGAAAGATATACGGCGGCAGGGCTGTGGCCTACGGCGGGGAATGCTGCGCCAAGGGCTTTGTTTGCAGGAGGCTTTGGGGGTGGCGTGGCTGTGAATACCATTGATACATTGCTTCTCGCATCTGCGCAAAACGCTACAGACTTTGGCGATTTGACGCTTGCAAGATATTACTCAAGCAACGGTGGCCCTGCCAGTTCAACGCGAGGTGTTTTTGGGGGCGGCGCAGATACAAATGGTGATAGAACCAATGTTATTGATTATGTAACTTTTGCTTCAACAGGAAATGCCGCTGATTTTGGCGATATATCAACGGCGTTGGAGGGAATGGCAGGTTGCTCAAGTTCTACAAGGGGAATATTTGCAGGGGGGGCTAGTTAAATGAGTAACGTAATTCAATATATTACTATTGCCTCCACTGGTAATGCGCAAGATTTTGGTGACTTACTTTCTAGCAACCGTTATTTTTGTGGCACATCCTCTGCAACCAGAGGTTTATTTATGGGTCATGGAGATAGTGGCACATTAAATAGAATACAATACATTACTATTGCCTCAACAGGAGATGCGCAAGATTTTGGAGATTTAACAGTCGGCAGATACAACCAAGCGGCAACGGCAAGTTCTACTCGCGCTTTATGTGGGGGTGGGCGAAATGGTGGCACTTATTATAATGTTATTGATTATGTTACAATAGCAAGCACAGGAAATGCCACTGATTTCGGTGACTTAGTTACATATAAAATGGATCACGGTGCGGCTTCGGATAAAACGACTGGGGTTTTTGCAGGTGGACGAGGTAATGCTGATGGAAGTTCTGCACCTACAATTAAATCTATTGATGCTGTAACAATTGCATCTACTGGTAATGCTTCGGATTTTGGTGACTTAAATAGCTCAAATAGTTATGGAAATTCTGGGACATCTAACGCACACGGTGGCATAGCATAGGGAGAATGACATTGCCAAAAGATACAACAACAGAACTAACGTCAATAACACCAGACATTAATATTCAGCTTCCACAAGCAAAGCCAGAATATAAGTCTATGTTGGCAAATATACAGGAAAAAGCCCCTGCAATCGCACAGGCATCAAGCAACTTCTACAAGTCACACTCACAGATGATGAGCGTTACATTAGACGTTACAGCTATCACACCGATACGCTCTATCAAGCACAGCCTTGCTGAGATTGAAAAGACCAAAGCAGCTTTGCAAGAGGGCTACTTCAAGATGAAAAAGGAAGAAGTAAAGCTCAAGAAGCTAGAGCGCAAACTAGAGACAGAAACAGATGATCTTGAACGTGAAATGCTTGAGGTAAAGATAAACGAAAAGCAAGCACAAGCGGCAAGCTCTCGTGGGTATGTAGAAGGTGCAGTAAGAAAGCTAAACTTCTTTACTAATCAGTATGACAATCTGATGAAGAAAATTGGTAAGGATGAGCTTACTGAAGAGGATTACGAGCTAGAAGAAATTAAGTACCACATTATGACGTGCATGAAGCAAGCACTTAACAGTGCAAGACCGCGTAATGGTGTGATTGACGAAGGCAATATGATTTATCTTTTTGATCTTGGCATCAATGCAGCGCAAGCCCAAGCGGAAGTGTTTGCATATTTGCAGTGGGAGAACGAGATTATCAAAGAGGGCAAAGCACCAGAACATCATCATACGGTGCAATGGCTAGAGGCGTGTGCAGAAAAATGGGCGCATTGTCCTGGCGATTTTGCAAACAGTCGTGGTTTTGACATTTTAGATAAAACAAGTTTAACCAATACCCCCCAGATAGAGGATAAGAAAAATGGCACACAAAGTAGTAAAGTACAGACTAGAAAGTGACGGCACAATACCAACTTGGTTAAAGTTTGGTGTGTCACAGTCAACAGGTGGTATGTATGCAGTTGCAGATCCAGACACAGCTAGTCCACAAGATTGGATTATGATTGGCATTTCTGACGATGGCGCGGATATATCTGGTGCGATAGAAGAAATAACTTCTAAATCAGATTTGCAAACTTATCTTGCTGCACAAGCTTCAGCAAATAGTTGGACTGATCCAGACCCAGATGATCCAGATGCAACTGTTGCTTTTGATGCGGCTGCACACGCTCAACGTGTTTGGGATGATTTAGACGCACTTAACGGTTAGGTGGTGTCATGCCATTTATTCCACTGCAAATACCAAAAGGACAGTATCGCAACGGCACTGATCTTATGTCACAAGGGAGATGGCGTGATGTAGATTTAGTTCGCTGGCATGAAGACGCTTTGCGTCCTATAGGTGGTTGGCGTCAAAGACAAAGCGTAGATATTAGCGGTGTTGCTCGTTCATTAATAGCTTGGGAAGATAACAGCGCAAACAGAAGACTAGCTACTGGAACTTTTAACAAATTATATGCATTACAAGCCGATGGAACTTCAACAGATATTACTCCTGTTGGACTTACTGTTGGGCGTGTAGATGCAACTATAAACACTGGTTATGGCGCTAGTTTTTATGGGCGTGAGGAATACGGACTTCCACGAGCCGACAGTGAAAACATATTAAAAGCTACCGTTTGGTCATTAGATAACTATGGAGAATTTCTTTTAGCTATGTCTCCTGACGATGGAAAATTGTATGAATGGCAGTTAAATAATGCTGTTAAAGCTGCACAAGTAACTAACGCTCCTACTTCTTGTTCTGGGTTTATGGTTACAGAAGAAAGATTTGTAGTTTGTTTTGGCGCTGGTGGTGATAGCCGAAAAGTGCAGTGGTCAGATCAAGAAGATAATACAACCTGGACAGCAGCCGCTACAAACCAAGCTGGTGATATACTACTACAGACTAATGGGGTTATTTTACGAGGTGTAAGAACAAGAGGCCAATCACTGATTTTAACTACAGAAGATGCCCACAGCATGACCTATCAAGGGCCACCATTTGTTTATGGTCTAGAAAGAGTTGGAACGTCTTGTGGGTTAATAGGCGCTGCTGCTGCTGTAGCTGTGGACGCTGGAGTGTTCTGGATGGGTCAGCGTGGTTTCTTTGCTTATTCTGGTGGTAGAGTTCAAGATATACCATGTGAAGTTGGAGATTATGTTTTCTCTGATTTTAATAATGACCAACGTAGTAAAGTTAGTGCTGTAGTAAACTCTGCTTGGAATGAAATATGGTGGTTTTATCCTAGCTCAGATAGCATGGAATGTAACAGATATGTAGCTTACGATTACGCAGAAAACATATGGACTACTGGTTCTATGGATCGTACTGCTGGAGTTGATCGTGGTGTATTTCGTTACCCTATGTACATCAAAAGCAATGGTGTCTTATACGAACACGAAATAGGTTATAATTATGACACTGGAACGCCATTTGCTGAAACAGGCCCAATATCAATTGGAAATGGTGAAAACTTAATGAATGTTGTAGAACTTATACCTGATGAAAAAACATTAGGTGACGTTACTGCAAAGTTTAAAACAAGGTTTTATCCTACTGCTGCTGAAACAACTTACGGCCCATTTACAATGAGCAACCCAACATCTGTAAGGTTTCAAGGGCGTCAGGTTCGTATGCGTGTAGAGGGCAACACAGCGTCAGATTGGCGTGTGGGAATAATGCGATTAGATACGCGGCAAGGTGGGCGTAGATGAGGATCGTCCCACCGTATACACCAGATATACAATCATGGGCTGAAAATATTAGGCGCTTTCTTGGCAAAGCCCTTAATCAATTAGATGCAAAAGATCAGTATAGTTCTGCTGCTGAAGATGGTGTTATTTTATATGATAGAGTAAATGGATACCCTGTTGTCAGTAAAAACGGTGTGTGGCGTCAAATAGTTTTAGAAGATGGACATGGTGATTTTTACATTGACACAGACGTAACGGCAGCAAGTGCAAATACAGAGTATCAGCTTACATACACGGCAGAAGCTAGTAATTCTGGTATTACTTTGGGAACTCCTGCAAGTAGAATTGTTTTTGGAGAAGCTGGGCAGTATGCTATAGCTTTCTCAGCGCAAATATCATCTACATCGGCAAGCACTGTTCATTTTTATTTTTGGCCTAGCGTAAATGGAACAGATATAAATAACAGCGCAATGACCACAGCCCTGCACCAAAACAATGCAACTTTGGTTATAGCAAGAACACAAGTTTTTACTGTTGCAGCTAATGATTATTTAGAAGTAAATTGGATGACAGATAGCACTAGTGGTTTTTTAAATGCTACAGCTGCCTCTGCGCCAGTGCCAAATATTCCTGCTTCAACTTTGTCAATTACAAGATTACATGGGTAGGGGTGTAAATATGTATAAACTGTGCTATAAGATAAATAAGGTTTTGGAGTAGTAAAATGGGTATAATGGATTTTTTATTTGGTAAACCATCTCAAGGGATGTTAGAGCCACAAGTCCAACAGGCTAGAGATTATTTTTTAGATCAGATGATGAGGCAGTATCAAGCTGGCCCTATCAATTTACCAACTTACATGGCAATGGATCAGCCACAAATGTATAGTGGTACAAATGACTTATTAAGTAGCTTAGGTTTAGGCCAAGTTTCAGCACCAAGTATGCCTACAACTAATATAGGTGGTATGGACGTTTATACTTCCCAGCCTTTTCAAACGCAAATGGAACAGTCCTTTGCAGAACAATATCCTGGGCAATATGATTATTTAAGACAACCATTCATTGATCCAGTAACAGGAATGCCAAGAGGTGCAGATCCAAATGCGCCAACAGAGCCAGTTGTTGACCCTGAAGAAGAAGAACGAGAGAGGCGCAGACGAAGGCGCAGACGCAGTAGAAGAAGCAGGGAGCGCATAGAGCAAAACAGAAGAAATATGAACCCAGCAAATAGGAGTACTGGCGGTGTTGTTTCGGAAGTTATTTCAAGATTACCAGGTCGTGTAAATGCTAGAAATTTATCAGATGGCAGTGCGATAACCAGAAGTTCTGGTGCAATAACAAGATCAAGAATGCCAGTGGCAAGAGGGCGTAGAACGCCAACAAACCCCAGTGGTAGCAGAGGTTTTAGGTCGGCTATAAGTAGTATTTTTGGAGGTGGCAGATGATTGGAGGGCAAACATCAGGTCAAGGTGCTTTTGGTAGGGCGCAACAATACCAGACACAAGCTGCTGATACTTATGGTAGATTGGCTAATTTTACTCCCCAAGCCATGCAAGCTGCACAGTTAGCAGATGCTGAAAGAATGCAAGCTGCTCAATTAGGGCCAGCACAAACAATGCAAGGTGTAGGCGCGGTGCAATCGGCACAAGCACCAGGTCAAATAGCAGTTAATCAGTTAGCTTCTACTAATTTAAATCCGTATATGTCACCTTATCAACAGCAAGTTATTGAGGCTGGTCAAGCTGACATAGAACGTCAAAGGCAACTTGCGTCAGAAAACTTAGCTGCACAAGCTCAACGTGCAGGGGCTTTTGGTGGTTCAAGACAAGCTGTACAAGAAGGTGTTTTGGCTGGTGAAGCGTTGAGACAAGCAGGAGCATTATCAGCACAGCAAAGACAACAAGGCTTTCAGACTGCATTACAATCAGGTCAATTTGATATAGGGCAAATGCAACAGGCTAGAACGTTAGGTTCTCAGCAACAATTTCAAGCAGAGCAGTTTGGTCAGCAAGCAAGGGAAGCAGCAGCGGCAAGAGAGCAAGCAGCACGATCAGGAAATATGCAAGCTGCTAATCAATTCGCTCAACAACAAGCACAGTTAGAACAGCAATCACGTCAATTAAATCAGTCAGCAGCAAATCAATTTGCTATGCAGCAAGCACAAATGGAGCAAGCGGCAAACCAAGCAAACTACGGTGGTCAGTTTCAAGCAGCAGGGATACAACAGGCAGCAGCTGGTGGTTTAGGTGGTTTAGGCAGTCAAGTGTTCGGTCAGGGTATGCAAGGGCTACAAATGCAGCAGAGAGCCGCTGAGAGGGCGCAGAGACAACAGCAAGCCATGTTAGACGCTGCTAGAGGTCAAACGGCTGCTAATTTAGGATATGGCCCACAGGCTCTACAAACAGGCACAGGAATATTAGGTGGGCTTCCAACAGTAGGGCAGCAAACAGGTGGTTCACCAGGCTTGTTTGGTGTTTTGAGTGGTTTGGGTGGATTACCAGGTTTTTAATAAAGGTTTAAGTTAATGGCAGAACAACCAACAGCAATGCAGATGCAGCAAATGCAGCGACAGCCAAGGGGCTTGATGGGCTTTTTGCGTGATCCAAGGGTACGCCAAACACTGGCTTCTATGGATAGATCGGGAATGTTTCAAGGTGTTGCGGAGCAAGCTACAAGAGATGTTGCTAGACAGCAGGAACTGGAGACTTCAAATAGAACAGCGCAATGGTTAAGAACTCAACCAGGTGGTGAACCTTACGCACAAGCAATAGAAAGTGGTATGAATGCTAGTTCTGTGTATTCTCAGTATTTATCAGCGCAAAAACCAACAAAAGGGCAATATGGATTAACGCCACATTTTATTAAAGATAAAGATGGAAATATTAAAACTCTGCAATTTAGTAGTACAGGCGAACAGTTAGTAAGTGATTTGCCAGAAGGTTTTAAACTAGCCAAAGGTGTTGATAAAATTGATGCTGGAACTCATTTTGAATTGCGTGATGCTATTTCTGGTGAGTTGTTAGGAACGGTTGACAAAAATGTCGGAGAAGTAGCGGCAGAGAAACAACAGGGCAAAATGTCAGTAGAGGCATTGCAGGAATTGCCTAAAACTATTGCTAGATCAAATGCAGCGGTAGCCCTTATTGATGAAATAATTAATAGTGGTGCAATTCCAAATATTTTAGGTGATGTTCAAGGTCGTGTTCAGCCAAGTACAGTTGGTGCAAGGGCTATAATTGGGCAAGATGGTATAAATTTATTGCAAAAAATCTCAAGGTTGCAAGGTTCTGTATTTTTAGAAGCTTTCCAACGTTTAAAAGGTGGTGGTCAAATTACTGAGATAGAGGGCGCTAAAGCTGAGGCGTCTATGATAGATCTTAACAATAGGTTTGTACAGCCAAGTGCTTATATTGCGGAGCTTAGAAATTTAAAAAGCGTTATACTTGAAGGCCAAAGATTGGCGCAAGAAAAAGCAGTAGTTGATAGCCGTTTTACAGGTGCATTTAATGGTCGGCCTTCATCCTTAGTAACAGACGGTGGCGCATCTGAGGTGTCTACAGAACAGTCAAGTGTACAAGAAAATAGTCAAGATGGTGATTGGACTGTCAGAGAAAGTGGCGCAAAAATTAGGGTAAAGAAAGATTAACAGATGCCAATATATGAAATAGAATATGCTGGTACTACTTACGAAGTAGAAGCCCAAACGATGGATCAAGCTGAAGAAGAGCTTGGTAATTTTTTGGGAGAGCAAGCAGGGGCGCAAATGCTTCCTGGGCCAGATATTGGTACTGCCGCTGTAAAACAAGAAAATGTATTTGGTGACGTTGCTTCAGAGGCAATGGAACAACCTTTAGAGGCTTTAAAATATTATCGTCAACGAGCAGCAGATCCAGAAAGAAATTTGCTACAACGTGCAGGTGATGTTGCTATGACTGGTTTGAGTGGCCTTTCAACAGGATTGTCAGGAACGGCTGGTTTGATAGCAGAGCTTGTTGGTGGTGACAAAACACAAGAAAGAAAACTTGCTAGAGATTTAATAATGGGTTTAGAGGTTGCAGTCCCAGAGCTTGCAGGGCCAACAAGTACTTTGGCAAGGTTAGGTCGGCAAGTGAAGGTTGGTCAGTTACCAATAAGTAGAAGAGAAATAGGTGAGGTGACACCGCGTATGGAAAGCGCGAGATCGGCTGAGGAACTAGGTGTTTTGCCAAGTGCTGGTATGCAAGGCAGTGGTGCAGCAATGTTAGAAGCAGGTTTTGAGGTAAGTCCATTCTCTACAGCACAAATTCAACGTGGTACTGAGCGAGTTGTGTCAGAAATAAAAGATACTGCTGCTGACGTAGCGCAAAAGGCTGGAGTCTCTACAAGTCAAGAGTTAGCAGGGGAGGCACTACAGCGCGGAGCTAAAAAATTCGTCAGTAATTTTGCTCAAAAAAGTGAAACACTTTATAATCAATTAGATAAGTTTATTAAACAAGATGACCTTATTATTGCTCCAAATACAACTGAAGCGTTGAGAGAAATTGTTTTATTTGCAGGAGACAACCCTGTAATTGCTCAAGAGATTGGATTGGGAAGGTTTCAAAAATTGCTTTCTGCTTTAGGTGAGCAAGGTGTTGATAGTGCTGTCCCTTACCAACTTGTAAAAGAATTACGCACAACTTTTGGTGAGGCAATTGGAAATATATCAGGCCCATTGGCAGATATGAGCCAAGGGAAAATTAAACGTCTTTATGGAACTTTGTCAAAAGATTTAGAAGAAGCGGCAAAAACAGGAGGCCCAGAAGCTTATAAAGCTTGGAAAAGAGCTAATGACTTTTATCGTGGTGGTTCAAAACGAATTGATGAAACGTTGTCAAAAGTTACAGGTGCAGATGGTGGCACAGCAGCATATAGACGTATTGAAAATTTATTATTAGAAGGCAATGTTAAACAAAGCACAAATCAAATAATGCAGTTGAAAAAAAGTTTACCAACAGACGATTTCAATACATTTAAATCAACTTTAATAAGTAGATTGGGCAGAGCAAAACCTGGAGCGCAATCAGCAGAAGGTGATCTTTTTTCTCCTGCAACTTTTTTAACAAACTACAACCGAATGTCTCCAACATCTAGAAAAGTTGTTTTTGGTGGTCTTGATCCAGAATTAAAAAAATTAGCTTCTGTTGTAGAAATGTCAAAAGATGCTGTTGCCCAATTGAATACTTCTAGGACTGCTCCAGCATTGACATCACAAGCTATACTAGCTGGGCTTGGGAGCATGGTGGTATCTCCATCAACTATGATTGGTATTTACGTTGCTAATAAAGCAGGGGCGGCTGTAATGACAAATAAAACTTTTTTAAAAGCATTAAATGCGGCTGCAAAAAAGGATATGGGGCCACTTCAAAGGTTAGCTGGTGGTGATGGTTTTATTGCAGCAGAAGCAAACACACTATTACGAACACTAGCAGCACAACAAGCCACACAATAAGGGTTATTTAATGCGTATAGAACCGATGGATAAAGACACGATAGAAGGTATCATTCAAAAAGCGGTACAAGACGCAGTGGATTTTATTGAGAGCGAAATATCAGAGCCACGTTTAAAAGCACAACGTTATTTTGATGGTGAAGTTGACATTGGCTTTGAACAAGGTCGGTCAAGAGTAGTTGCTACTAAATGCCGTGATGTTGTACGTGGAATTAAACCGTCTATCCAACGCGTTTTTCTAAGCACAGAAAACCCTGTAGAGTTTGTTCCAAGAATGCCAGAAGATGTACAAGTAGCGGAACAAATGACCAAATACGCAAACTATAAGTTTATGCAGAATAATGGTTATCGTATGCTTAATGACGTTTTCCAAGATGCTATGGTTAAAAAATGCGGCATTGCAAAGGTTATGTATGAAGATAAAACCGAAAGTGAAATATATACTTTAACTGGTTTAACTGAAGAAGAATTTACGCTTGTTGTTGATGACGATGATATAGAAGTATTAGAACAAAAAATCACACAAGAAATAGAAATAGATCAAATGGGTGTAGAAATAGAAATGCCTATTTATGATGTTAAGTTAAGTCGCACAATTCCTGATGGTGATATTTTAATAACCTCAGTGCCACCAGAAGAATTTTTTGTAAACAGAAACGCTCGTAGTGTTGATGATTTTTTTGTGATTGGTCACAGAACAGATATGACAGTAGGCGATTTGTTGGCTATGGGTTATAACGAAGATGAATTGCAAGGACTAAGCGGAACAACAGATACGATGGACGCAGAAGCGGAGTTTGAACGCAGAGGTTATTCTATAAATGAAGATGATGACGAAAGTGCAGACCCAACGTCAAAAAAGATTGCTGTTACAGAAGCTTATATGAAAGTAGACGCAGAGGGTACAGGAATACCTCAACTGTACCAATTTGTGTTAGCTGGTTCTGGATATAAAATGTTGTCTTACGAACTAGCAGACGAAGTACCATTTGCTGTTTTTGAGGTTGATCCAGAACCACACGCATTTTTCGGCCGCAGTGTAGTTGATCTAATTATGGATGACCAAGATGCTGCAACTGCAATGTTGCGTGGTGTATTGGATAATGTAGCATTAACTAACAACCCAGGTCTTGAAATTCTAGATGGTCAAGTTTCTGTGGATGATTTGCTTAATAATGAGATAGGACGAATAGTTAGGGTAAAACAGCCAAATGCTATTCGTGAGCAAGTCATCCCTTTTACGGCTGGCTCAACTCTCCCTGCATTGCAATATTTTGATATGTTGGTTGATAATAAAACAGGCGTTTCTAAGGCTTCACAAGGGCTTGATCCAGATGTATTGCAATCTGCTACTGCTACAGCGGTTGCTGCTACTGTAGAGGGCGCAGCAGGGCAAGCAGAGGTAATGGCAAGAAACTTAGCGGAAGGTGGTATGCGTAGGTTGTTTAAACTTATTGCAAGCTGCATCATTAAAAACTCTGACAAAGAAGAAATAATTAGATTAAATAACCAATTCGTTGCTGTTGATCCTAGAGCGTGGAATGCTGACATGGATATGATAGTTAATGTAGGTGTTGGTACAGGGCGAGAAAACGAAAAAGCTGCTGTACTCCGCGAAACACTGCAAATGCAAATGAGCGTTTGGCAACAGTATGGCCCTAACAATGGTTTGGTTACGATGACCAATGTTCGTAATACATTAGCGGATATGTTAAGTAGTGTGGGTTTAAAAAATGCAGAGCGTTATTATTTGCCAGTTACTCCAGAAAGCGAACAGCAATTAATAGCTCAAAAGCAGCAAGAAGCGCAGATGGCAGCGCAACAACAAGAAGAAGGTGGTATGCCATCAAGTGATCCTAACCAAGCATTCTTGGCAGCAGAGCAAATGAAAGCGCAAGGTAAAATGCAAGTTGATATGGCTAAATTGCAGTTAGACGCGCAAAAAATTCAAGCAGATCAGCAGTTTAAAATGCACGAATTGGCTATGAAAGATGACGTTAAGCGTGACGAAATGGTACAAGATTTAGCTGTTGAAGTCGCTAAAATACTTGGACAGTATGGGGCGCAAGTAGACGTTGCAGCGGTTAAGGCAGAGCAAGAAGCGCCTAGACCACACAATGAACAAATGATGGGTATGGGAAATGGATTACAAGGTTAGAGCTTCAAGAGCAAAATCTTTACAAAATGATGAAATTTTCCAAAGCATCTTAAAGGATTTGCGAGACCGTCAATTAGACGTTTTTGCAAGTAGCAGCGCGAGTGAGGTGGAGAAACGTGAGGACGCACACGCCATTTTACGAGCATTAAATGAAATAGAGTATATTCTGCAAGCTGATATAAATGCAGAAAAACTCATTACAAAGAAAGGGACGGCACTGCATGGCAACTGAACCAAAACAAGGCAGCATTGAGGCTGTTACAGAAATGTTGATGGAAACCCCACAACAAGAAAATCCAAGCGAAGAAACAGAAGCTCCTGTAGAGGCAAGTCAAGACGTTGAACCCGATGCAGAAGTAGAAGTTTCTGAGAGCGAGGATGACACTAACTATAGTAGTGAAGAAGAAACTATAGATGAGGATGAATTAGAGGGCAGCGCAGCCGCTCCTATGGAACTTTCTGATGACGTTGAAATTGAGTATAAGGCAGACGGTCAGATGAAGAAAGCAACCCTTGGGGAGCTAAAGCGTAGCGCAGCAGGACAAGATTATATCCAAAAAGGAATGGAACAGAATGCTCACGCTCGTAAAGAGTTAGAGCAAATGGCTATTTCTATTAAACAAGAACGTGAACAGTTGTTGCAAAAATTTGAGCAATTTAATAATGGCAATGTTCCACAAATTCCTCAGAAACCGCCAAAGGAGCTACAAGATAGTGACCCTCTAGGTTATTTGGAAAAAATGGAACAATACCGTGAGCAAGTTGGTGAATTTGAGAAGTTTCAAGATGAGGCTGATTATTTACGTCAACAGCAAGAAGCGCAAGAACGACAAAACGAAGAGTTATATGTAGCTCAACAAGCTGAAGCTTTAAAAAAAGAAATACCTGAACTTAATGACCCTGAAAAAAGCAAGAAACTTTTAACAGACATTACAGAAACAGTAACTTCTTTTTATGGAGTACCTGAAGAAATTGTTGGCAAACTAACTCATGGTTGGGAGTTCAAAATCATGCGTGATGCGGTAGCTTATCGTAAGCTAATGGCAAGCAAAGATAAAGTTGTTGAAAAAACTAAGGGCGCTCGTCCTATGGTTAAGCCAGGAGCAAAACGAACTGAAAGTGGTCAGATTAAAAAAGCACAACAAGCGCGTTCTAGGATGAAACAAAAAGGCGATATTAATAGTGTCGCTGATTATTTATTGTCTTAGCGAAAGGACTAAATTATGGCTGTTACAGCAAATACAAATGAAACATATGATGTTTCTACAATACGAGAGGACTTAGCGGAAGCTATGGCTTCTATCTCGCCAACGGAGACTGTTTTTATGTCTGCTATTGGCACACGCAACGTTGACAACACTTACTTTGAGTGGAGTGAAGTTGACCTGGCGGCTACTGGCGCAAACAGGCAGATAGAGGGTGATGTAGGACTATCCAACACAGCACCAACTAATGCTGTTCGTAAAGGTGGTTACACACAGATTTCAGCTAAAGTTGTAGAAGTATCTTCAACTAACCAGGCTGTTAATGGTGTGGCAAATGCACAAACTGTTGCAAAGCAAGTAGCTTACAAATTAAGCGAACTAAAGCGTGATATGGAAGCAATGCTTCTAGCAAACGTAGCAGCCGCTGTAGGCTCATCTGGTACTGCTAGACAAACAGCAGGGCTACCAGCTTACCTTACTTCTAACGTATCTCGTGGTTCAGGTGGTGCTAATGGTACTACATCTGGAACAGGTGAAAGTGGTTCGGTAAACGCAGCAGCAACAGATGGGACTTTGCGTCCTATTACGGAGACACTTCTTAAATCTGTAATTGCAGATTGTTGGAGTTCTGGTGCTACGCCAACTATTGTTATGTGTGGTTCTGCACAGAAGCAAAAAATATCAACTTTTACTGGTAACGCAACACGCTTTAAAGAAGCTGAAGATAGCAAACTTAATGCTGCTATTGATGTATATATTTCTGATTTTGGTGAATTACAAATCGTGCCGAACAGACATATGCGTGTAAAAACAGTGTCTAGTGTAGATTATACACCAGATGTTTTTGTTCTTGATCCAAACTATGCGGAAGTTGCTTATCTACAAACAGCAAAGCAAGAGCCATTAGCGAAAACAGGTCTGAGCGAAAGACGCCTCATTTCCTGCGAATATGGCTTACAGGTGACTTCACAGAAGGCACACGGTGTTGTTGCAGATATAAACGCAACATAATATTAAGGGGGGCAGCAATGCCCCTCTACCAATGGAGTTTTATATGAAAATTAAAATTACTACAGATCGCCAGCCATTTTTAGATGATGAAGCTAAAAACATGGGTGATATTGTTGAGGTTAGTGCAGAAGAAGCTGCAACATTTATTGAAAACGGATTTGCAGAAGAAGTGAAAACAACAAGCAAACCTAAACGAGCGCGAAACGATAAAGGGCAGCTAATCGGAGATAATCCTGATACCCCTGACGTAAATGAAGCGTGGGAAGGTGGAGAAGCCCCAGAATGAGCAATACAGTATTAAATACCTCTTACCACACAGAAGATGGAAAGCTCGTTGTGAAGCGCTCTCAGGACGTACAGCGCATACTTGATTTTAACAAGGAACGAAACATAGAAGGTCACAACCCTAACAGCGAAATGCGGTTAGCTGGTTCTATCCCTTTTGTCATTGCAGAAATGTGGGCTAAAGAGTGTGGTGCAAATATAGGATCGCAAGAGTTTCAAGAATATGTTAAAAAGAAACTAATGAGTGGCGATTTTTCTAAGTTAGTAGCAAACGGATATTGATATGAATAAACCAACATTAGCATCTTTGGATAAAAGGGTAGTAAAAGTGGAAACTCAACTTGATGAACGCTGGAAACAAATGATGGCAAGAATACAAAGGGTGGAAATGGTTATTCTTGGCAGTGCTGGCGCAATTATCTTAATGTTGGTTTCTATTCTTACTAAGGTCTAATGATTGACCCTATAAGCTGTGTCACATTAGCCGCTGGCGCATTTAAATCTTTGAAGGGTTTGGTGGGCGCAGGTCGTGATCTCCAGGACTGTTCATCACAATTAATTAGCTGGGGAAAAGCGTTCTCAGACTTCAATAATTGCGAACAAAGAGAACTTAATCCACCCTTCTGGAAAAAAACTTTTAAGGGTAGTGACCAGGAAACAGCCCTAGAAATTTTCGCTCATAAAAAAAAGATGGAATCTATGAGGGCTGAAATGAAGGAAATTATAACCTGGCATTACGGAAAATCTGGATATGATGAATTGCTGCAAATAGAGGCTCAAATGCGAAAAAAACAACGCGATGAAGTGTACAGAAAACAACAACAAATTGATGCTGCAATAAATTTTGCAATAGGTGCAGTAATATTTAGCATTGGTGCAGCTATATTATTTGGGTTATTTTATTTCTGGGGAAGCAAGCAAGGGCGCTGGTAATGTGGGTTTTACTTTGGGTGCAATTATCAACAGGTGGATTTGAACACTATCATGTTGGAAGCTACACCAAACAAGAGGTGTGTGAGATTGCTAAAGAAGACGCTAAAGTTCTTGTCACAAGTGATAAAGCAAAAGTGGTATGTATTAAAATAGAGTTGTGACACTTAGGGAATTTCGCAATAAATACATAATATATGACAAATTAGGAAAAGTTGTTATAATCACACGAGAAAAAAGAATAGCAATTGCATATGCTAGGGCGAATAAATGAATAAAGACAACTATGATTTAAATAACAATGGCACAATAGACCCTGATGAAAAGGCTCTTTTGCTGGATGATCGCAAAAGACGCATAGATGATGCTGACGCCAAAAGAGACGCACAGCTAAAAATGTGCTGGTATAGCTTGTCAGGAATGTTGGGGTATCCGTTTTTAATTGTTATTGCATCATATTTTGGTTTGTCACAAGCAGCAGAATTATTAGCAGATATTGCGGCTGTTTATGTTGTTGCTGTGGCTGGTATTACATCAGCCTACTTTGGTTTTTCTAACATGGGAGGGAAGAAAAATGATGACACTGTTAGGT